GCCTTGACGTACTCCACATCTCGCATTGCCTCAACCGGGATGCCGTCATCCTTGCAACGCTTCTGAAACTCCTTGGCGCGTTTGTCGGTAACTCCAGACTGCGCGGCGCGGCGATACATCTCCGTGTAAAGCCCGTCGAGTTGCTGGTAATACCGATTCATCTGCGTCTTTTGCAACGAGGCTTCGCGGGAGGCGTCCAGTTTTACCTTGGTCGCCGTATCCGGGTTTCCTTTGACCGGCTCCGTAACGTTCGGGCGATATTGGGAAAGGTTGGAGGAGATCAGTCCGGTGATTTCCCGGTTGAACATGATGCCTTCCTCCATGACGCCCGCCATCGGAGTTTGGACGGCATCGTAGCCCTCGGAAAGCACGGCGTAGTCTCCATGCTGCTGAAGCGCAAAATTGTCAGCCCCGGTTGACGTGGTGGGCTTGAACATCAGCTTCGGAGTGAAAGCCTTGTCCGCGTTGTTGCACAAAAGGCGATTCTGAAACTCCATCGCGGAGTACATTTTTACACCCATGCCCACAACGCTGTGGTGGAAGCCTCCGCCACCACGGTCGTAATACATTGGGTGAATTGCTTCATCCCAGTTCTCGTACCGGCCAATGGACTGGAACAGGAACTTGTCGGGCTTGTCGTCGGCTGAATCGCGGATCACGATTATGTGAGAAATCCTTCCTTCAGACTCACCCTGCTTGGCGAACTCCTTGAAGTAGAGATGCGCCACGGAAATCGTCTTGGAGGACATGGAGTAGTTGATGCTCCCGTTCCGCAACTGCTGCTGATGCCATTCCCAGTTGCGGTACAGTCCACCCTTCTGTGTCTCTGGCGAAGCGTTGATGATAGCCTGCTTGGCTCGCTCAACATTCCAGCCCATGCTGCGGGCGGTTTCCTCGTCCTTGATCTTCTCCCAAAGCTGGTCGCAGAGGTATTCCATCTCCACGGATGCCAGTTCCCAATACTTCGTATCGCTCTTGGTCCGCTCAGGAACTTTCAACTGGCCGGCAAGGATGGACTCGGGAAGCCACACGAGCTTGTCCGTGAACACCAGCGGGCCTACGCCAAACATGCACATCTGCTCCTGACTAACCTGTGTCGTGTAGTCGAAGGATGGCTCGTATCGGCAGAGCCAATCAAAGTGAGTGGTGACTTGACGTGACCACGTTTGAATCTGCTCCTGAGAATACTTTCCAAGCTTCAACCTGATGGTGGCGTAAGTCGGAGCCTCGCCAAAGAGATCGTAGAACGCGCCAACGGCAGCGTTGAGGTAGCTTTCAGAAATGCGCCAGTTGACGTTGCACTTGTAGTCCATCCCCGCCGCCCTGAGATCGCCCTGACGATAGGGAGGGTTGCCGTCCACCAATCCTTTGGCGAGTTGGCGTTTGCGGGCACGCCCCTCATCGGCAGTCCAAAGATTCTGAAAAATCTGCTTCGCGTCGAGGGCGTTGCCGATGCGCGTCTCGGGAGGCGTTCCGCTGGGATTGAGCGTGGCAAGGTGCATCCCGTCGCCATTGGTGTTCTGGTTGATTTCTTTCATTGCTTCCTCTTGTTCACGTCGTAAGTCTGCAAGCCCATACCGAAGATGGACAGAATTGCCATTGCGGTCCCGTTTGGCACGCCCTGCTCTCGCATGGCCTTGTAAATATCACCATAGGTAATCGGCATACCAGCATTTAACAATTCGTTGGCGAAGGTAAATTTCTGTCCGGTGAAATCCTCGCCGGCGAGAAATCTGGCGACTGAACTTGGTCCGGGAGCTAATTTCGTAATCCCAAATCTTTCCGCAACCTCAAGTCCGTTATCCTCAACAATTGTGCGTTTAGGAAGATGGCCTCCCATGCGGTAATTCTCGCGCAATGGCCTTACTTTGCCCCGGCTGTTAACCGTTGTTCCAGAAACTTCCCTTGCCATTAAGGCTGTCCACTGGGCTAATCCGGCCAATGGGTCAATGCGACTGTTGCCAATCTTGATCTTTCCAAAATCAGAAGAACGGGGATCGGTTTGAATTGTTTCCTCCGCGCTTTGATTGTTCGCTTTACCCCAAAGCAATCCTAAGGAGTAAACCACGGCAGCGGAACTCAAAGCTCTGGCGTATTCCTTTGCCACCATTTTTCGAGTTGCTGCATTGCCGTGCCACATGGGCTGTCCGGTGAGCAACTGAAGTCGGCTGATGGAATAGCGCGGCGCGAAGAATATGGTGTTCATTCCGGGGCCGGTCCAGCGACCCACTGCACGCGAGCCGCGACCAGTCGCCACATTGATGTAATTGGCGATTTGCTCAGTCGTCACCTTGTCGTTTCCGTAGGTATCAACCAGCTTGTCGAAGGCATCGGCTCGGATTTCATTCAGGTAAGTTGTGTACGCCCTCTGAAAAGCGTCCAGAATTTTAACACCTTGTTTTACTCCGGGGATGCTCTTTACGCTTTCCGCCACGCGGAACATATAGTGTTCCTCCATGCTGGAAAGCCGCGTTCCCGCATCAGTGAAATCCAACTTGGAATGCTCGTAAAGCGGAGCGTTTGGCCGCGTCTGAATCTCCTCCATGATTTTGAACTGAGCCTCCTCAGACATCAGGGCTTGAAACATTTGCTTCAATGCCTTTGCCCCAATTACAGGATGCGCCCCAAACAGAAATCCGCCCTGGCGAAGCACGCCGGAAAATTCTCCACCCGTCATCACGGCTCGAACAAATCTCAAGGTATTACCAACGCCATCAGCAATCTTCTGCGCCATGTTTCTTTTGGCCAGTTCGTCCTTGAGCCGCATGTCCAAAACCGCCCGATGGACCTTGTTTAATTCATAGCGTAATTTGATGGCTTCAGGATCGTAACGGATTGGCTCGGGACGCTTGCGCTGCTTGAAGTAGCCGCTGACGACCTGCTCTTGATAATCGTCAATTTTCTCCTGCGTGCGCTCCTTCCATTGCTGGAGGCGTTCGGCGTCGGTCAGTTCGGGCTTCTTGAAAATGTCGTCGAAAACCTTTTTCAAAAAGTCGCGGCGATCCCTTAATCCTTGGAGCTTGTCGTCGTAGGTCAGCTTGCGCTTGTCCTTGACGATCTTGGTGCGCGTTTCAATCTGATGCTCCAAATCTGAAATCTCATTCTCCAAACGGCGCTCTGCCGCCTGCATTGCCGTACGCAACTGCGTCTCGGGATCGGTGACATCATAGCCACCCTCTTTCTTCTTCTCCTCAACCTGCTTGATTAAACGCCGTTCCTCGTCGCTTGGAGCGCGTCTCTCAAAACCACTTTTCTTGGGAGCTTGGCCTTGCGCCATGTCCTCCAGCTTCGCAATCTGCTGAAGCTGTCCATTGATGTCTCGCAAACCAACTGAGACTTCATCCTTGGAAAGTGGTTTGAATTTCCCATAGCCACTCAGGGCATCCATCGTTTCCCGGCGCTCCAATTCAGGGATGGCTTCCTTGAGGGCTTCATGGACCGCATCCACCATCTTCTGAGGATCGCGAATGCCGCGAATCCAAAACTCACGGGCCAGCTTTCGAGCGGCGAAGGCGATGTTAAAATCAGGATTCTTAGCGACGTTCTTTTTGACGCGCTCCACCGTGGATTTAACCAAGTCCTTGGAAACCTGAGTAATCGTTTTTTTTACTGCCGAAACTTTTTCCTTGGGCGCTCGCTTGATAATATCGGCATCAGCCAATTCTTGTGACTTGGCGTAAACCTCCTTCAAATCTGTGGCGTCCAGTTCCTTGAACTCCTCCAGCATTTTCGCGGACCACTTGGCGAAGTTTAGGCCGGCGTGGCCAAGGTGAGACAAACCAATCTCTGCAAGGTCAACGATGATGGTCGGGTCAAGACCGACATTGGTGCGCTTGAATTTCTCACGCAGCCGGGCACGGGCTTTGTCAGCACGAACGTCCCAATCGGCCACAATCTTTTCCGCCAGATTGATTACGTAGTCGCTGGCCTTGGGAACGCGAACGGCGTCATGAGCGGCCTGCTCAATGATGGCATTCGCCTCGGATTCTTCGGCTTGCTTTTGAAGTTCCTCAACCCGCTTTTCAAGTTCGGCTGATTTACGGGCGTAGTCGTCAGCAATCTTGAGGACTTCTTCAAGCTCCGCCTCAGTCAACTTCCTCCCAACGTCTCTCTGGCGCTCTGAAATCAAAGCCGCCATTGAGTAATCTTCGTTCATCATCAACTGACGGGCACGGAACGCACGCCCCTGCATGGTCCCCATTGCGCTGTTGCCACGGCCAACAATGGAATCAAGTTCGTTGAACTTTTCCTGAATGTAATCTCGGGATGCCCGCGCTGCTTCTGCGGCTTCAATACGGCCTTCGTCCTTGGCCAGGGCGTATTCGCGGGAGAGTTTTGCAATTTCATTCTTCAGGTCCACACGGCGATGCAAGAGCACCATTGCCTCAACGTCGGTTGGCGTAAACGGCTGCTCTTTGAATCGGGCAATGAGCTTGTCAGCCGCATCCCAATCACGATCAATCACAGCCATTGCCTCATCCCAAAGTTCGGGATCGGTTTTACGCATCGCCTTGGCCATTGGTGCTTCGCCACGGGCAACCCGGTCGGCGTCAATGCTGGCGTTCTTGAGCGCACTCGGCATGGCCTGCGAGGGCCTGAATTCCTCGGGGACTGCGCCGCCCATGCCGATGGGTTTGGGTTGCTGCCTTCGATTTAATTCATCCCAAACCCGTCCTGCCGATTCCATATCAACCCGAAGATCGGCCTCCAAATTACGCTTCGCTGAGTTATACTTGGCAAGCAGTGACTTTTCTTCGGGAGAAAGCCTCTCCTTTACCATCAATGCCTGTAGCTTGCTGATTCCAACCGGAAGCTGTTTTTTGGGTTTCCAATTTCTGATCGCGCTTTCAGCCTCAATCAGTGCGATTTTGCGAACCGCCTGAAGCGAATCAATCTTCTGCTTAATGAACTCCGGTCGGCTGATATTTGACACATCCGCCGCTGAGGTTGATGGCTTTTGTTTGGGTGAAACCTCAGTCCACTTCTCTCCCGGAGACGTATCAAACTCACCGCCTTCGCTTTTCACTTTCAGAGTCCCGTCTGGATTTTGCGCCACTACGTCAAATTCAGCACCGGCAATGTTCACTCTCTGGGGAACTCCCGCCTTAGTCTCCCCGGCGGTTGGAGCTAGCACTTCTTGCCGCCCTTTTTCTTTTTGGGTTTCAATTTGATCGCCTCCTTTCGTTAATAGTTCCGGGTTATACTTTTTGATAGCAGCATCAACTGCCTCACGTAATTCCGCGAACGTAGTGGCTTTGGACGCCCGGACTCTTTCTGAAATGGCCTTCTTTGGGAAAAGTTCCTTCGCATCCCGAAACGCGGCGGCTACGGCGTCTTGTTCAAAACTTTTTGGCAGCTTTGACCAATTTCTTGTATCGCGCTTGTTAATTCTCTCGATGATGACCGGGACGACAGCTTTTCCAACTCCACCCAAATTTTGTTCTCCCGCTCCAGAATTTCCCAAAGCTCGCTCAGGACTTGGCCCACTCGATGATACCTCTGGTTTATTTCCAGATGAAGGCTGAACCTGTCCTCCAGACTCGTTCCCAAGTCTCTGAGTTTGTAATTCGCGTCCGACATTCCCCGGTGGATTGTCCGTAGTTGGCTGATTTCGAGTGATGTCATTTGCAATATCACTAATCTTTTCACTCTGCCCTGTCAACTCCAAAGGCTCGCCTCCTTTCTTTATCGTTTCTTCACCCGCTCCGGGAGCCGCTTGCGGTTTTTGGTCATTTTCGCCCAACGGTCGCAGTCCCAACTGTGGCTCTGCCCCTTGGACTTCATTGCCCAACACTTCCTCATTTGCGATTTGCTTCGGAATGGCATTTGGACCTCCTATCTCAATTGGTTGTTTGCGAATATCCATCGTCGGATCAACCGGCTCAGAAAGCGGGACGGCTTCGTTTATGGCGGATGTGGATTCGGATTCGGTAAGCGGTCGTCTAACCTTCCCACCGGCAAGTCCTCGAATGTCCGCATTCGCCGAAGCCTCGGGGATTTTCTCGAATAAACCAGCCTCCGCTTGGGCCGCGCTCAATAACGGAACTTTGGGAAGCTCGGTAACGGCTTTAGCGGTCAGGGGTGCGCCAGATTCAACCAGAGCTTTAGGCAACGTTGCCTCCAAGGCTTTTTGCTGCGCCTCCTCAACCCTAACCCCGCGTAAATCTCCACGCGGCATTGTTTCAAGGATTGGAGTCAGTTCGTAATATCCCTTCTTGGCTGCCGCTGCTGCGCCGAGAAACGATCCAAAAGCCACGGTCGCATCCTTGCTCAACCTCGCGTAATCGGACTTCTTGTAGGCGTCCACCGCATCCTGAACGCTGGTAAATCCAGCATTGACCATATCCAGCGTCCACTTGGCATAGACGGCAGGAGCAATCGGAGTCACTGCCGCGCCAAGTTGCGCAATTCCCGATGGAGTCGTAAAGAAGTCAGCCACTCCTTTGGCAAGCTCCTCAATGCCCTGTGTTGTTCCTGAGACAACTTTTTCCAAGGTCGTTGGAGGTAATGCCTCAACCTTTGATCGCTCAATTCCCTCCGGTGGCGAAACGTCCAAAATAATACCGCGAACATCCTGTGGCGTTAGCGACAACCTCGGAAGCACTGAACCAATACCCTCCTTGCGGGAAAGGGATTCTCCAGCGGCCTCTCCAATTTCGCCAAGAGTGGACTGCAATGCGGTTTCGGGAAGGCTTAACGGAGCACCGCCCTTGGTGGTATCCGCAATGGTTGGAATTGTTCGCCGGTCGGAACTGAAATCCTCGGGCGTAAATTGCTGGGTGATTGTGGAAGTTGAGGAGAAATCCTCTGGTGAAAACTTCAGAGGTTCTTGGCTGGCAGTTTCAAAATCTGCGGGTGAAAAGGTTTGGGCCATGTCATCGTGCAAATCGCGCTTCAACTTCTCTGATTATTTGCTCGCGAGTCCAGTCTGGATTCTCGCCGGCAATCTTGTTCGCCTCGGCGGCTTTTTGAGCGGCTAGCGGCAACGTTTTTGGGGTTGATGCTTTCGGCGCTGTGGCAGCCGGTTCATCAAACAGCCTGTCCAAATCGGCCTTTGCGCCTTCGTATTGCTGCTTCAGAAGCTCATTTTTTGGATCGCTGGCGGCTTCCTTGCCCAACGCCCTGACTTGCGCGGAAGCGACTTTGATTTTTTCCTGCTGCTTGGGACTCAGCTTGTCCAAACGCTTTGGAGCAAAATTTCGGTAAAACAAATGTGGGATTCCAGCGATGTCCTTAATCGTCGGTTCAGAGTAAGCACCGCCATCCTTTTTCTCAGGAGGCGTGGTGAATCTTTCCGTGACCTTGTTGCCGGTGATGGTGACGGTCGGCACCATGCCCGAAGCCTCTGCGGCCACCCTCGCTGCTTCCGCATCCATGCGCTGCTGTTCGGTCTGGTTGGCCTTGCGAACCTGCAATGCTTCTTCAGCCAATCCAATGGCTTGCAATTGTTGTTCCCGGTCACTCATTCCCTCAATCCGAACTCGGTCCTCGGGGTCAAGTGCGTCCAATCGCTTGATGAGGTTTCGAGTTTCGGCAAAGGTTTCACCTGCGGACTTGGTTTTGTCCACCGCAGCCCACCATTCATCAGAGCCTTGCTCGTAACGATTCACCGCCGCCAATTGTTGCGGTGTCATTTTCATTACGGCGCGGCTGGCAGCATCCATTGACTTGAGTTGGGCAAGTTGCAATCTCAGTTGCGTTACCTGCTGAATCCCTCTTGCGCTCTTGGGGGTTATTTCTGCCAAAGCCCTCGCCTTCTCGTCCCACGTTTTGAATTTTGAAAGGCCGGCCAGGGCGTTATTGTCCTCCTGCTCATCCGCCATCTGCTGCTTCTTGATTTCCAGCGAGCGAATATGATCGGCCATCTGCGCTGCCGTGCCAAGAATCTGAGCCTCCATCTGCTTTTTCTTCAACTCAAACATGGGATCGAAAACCGCCTCGCGATTCTTCATCCCCTCCCGCATCGAATCCATGAAGCCCATGCCTGAATTCCGTGCGTCTCGGGTCGCGAAAAACTGGCCCGCGCTGCGCTCTGCTTCAGCCGTGTTGATTTGCGCCCGCTTGGCGTTTGCGTTTGTCCAAAATGCTGGGTCGAATTCGGCCATAAATTATCCCCAAGGAGACATGTACTGTGTCTGAGAGGCAAGCTTGGCAATGTCGCCTTCCTTGCTGCCACCACCCAAATAACCCATCAGTGCCGTTCCAAACATATCACCCACTCCACCAAGGAAGCCCTCAACTCCCCGCACTGGATCATTCGCGTACTCGAATTGATTCTTGGTGTTCGTGTAATTCAGCCTCTTGTCCCGCTCAGAGGTCGCAAAATTAACCTGCTGAGCCGGACTCAGGAACATGCTGGTTACGTCCATCGTCGGCGCAAGCGTGCGCGATTGAGCAATCCACCTTGAGGCCGAATCCAGCCCCTTGCTCATCAAATCCAGACTCGTCAATCCCAAGTCTCGCGCTGTGAGGTTGCGCGACATTCCCGAACCGGCAAAGCCACCATAAAGCGAACGGGCCGCAGCATTGCGATTGACCGCGCTTTGAACGTCCTTTGGAATTTCTCCGGAAACGAGATTGCTGATTACGTCCGTGCCCTTGTCGCGCAGCTTGGCATAACCGGGCATGGCCAGTTCAAGCATCCTCTGGATTTCCGCCTGCGCGAAGGTGTCCGTGCTTCTGGCAAGTTTTTGCGCTGCGGGCAACGCGCTCTGATTACCGGCGATGGCGGTTTGCTGCTCGCCCTGAGCATTTACCGGCTGCCACGGCTCAAGGTCTGGCGGGCCGCCAAAGAGCGATGATACAAGGCCGCTGAATAATCCCACGCTACACCTTCGCTTTCTTGTTAAAGTTCATTGCAGATTCATCACTCCCGGTCCGCCCACATTTCGCGGCATCATTCTGATCGGCTGTACAATTCCGCTCCCTAAATAGTGGCGCAATTCATTTCTCAAAATTCCAAGGGCTGCTGCGTGATAGAACGCAGCCTCATTCGGTAAATTGTTTTCGAGCTTGAGAATTGACTGAATTTCCGACTTCAAAGCCGGAATGTTTCCAATCAGCAACCAGTCGGTGTCCTTGCTGACCGGAATGAATTCGAGTTTAGCCATGACCGTAACCTTGGCTTCGGTGCAATCTTCGGATTCGCCACAACAACCCTGACTGGGAAGCCCGGTGATTCGGACCCGGCGATAGGCAGGGTTCGTCTCGTCGGGTTCGTAAACGGCAATGTCCCTCTGCGTTGTAAGGTCGGTGTCATATTCATAGAGCCTCACAGTCCCGTTGGTGGCCGGCTTCTGAACGCTGGCCAGTGATGAAAAGAAATTCGTTGTGAGTTGTGGAGTGGCGGAGTTCAGTGAGACTTGCTCGCCGTCTATCCAGACGCCGCCGACTTGGGTTCTAATCCAGTTGCCGTCCTCGTTGTATCCGCGCAGGGTAATCTTCGCGCCGGCAGTCTCGGGAACGTCGCAGTAAACCTTGATCTTTTTGTTCGTCCCGATGATGTCTCGATAAGCGCAGAAGTCTCCTGCCTTTTGATTCCACGACAAACCGCCGCAGCTTCCCGAACAGGAATTGTTGTTGCCGCAATCGTCTCCCGGTCCAGGGCCGCTTTGTAAAAATTGGAACCATGATCCTCGAATGGGAATCGGAGTTCCACAGACCGCCACAGCTTCAACGTTGGCGATTTGGCGCGGCAAAGTAATACAGGAATTATCCACGCAGAACGCCACCTCTGAATACAAACCCCAAAATTTCTCACCAGTCTTTACGAGTTGTTCGATTGCCTGATTGAGATATTCGTAGAACCGCGAATCTGTTGGAGCCAGATTCATAACGGATGGAATTCTGGAGGCTTTGGCGTTGGCGACGGTGATTCTCATGCGGTGATATAAACCCTACTCGTCCTCTTAATGAAGAACACAGCCAGAAATGGTGGCATGTTGTTATGCGGCACCACTACTCCATCAGAGTCTCCCCCGAACGGCTGCACGTATGGATTCGCGCCAACCGCCGTCCTGTAACTCGGAGCCGTCCCGCCGCCCACCGTGTCATCTGTGGTCTGCAATCCTTCGCGCACGGTTGGGTCACTGCCATCTGAAGCTGCCACGTAAAGCGATGGCGTGATTTGAGGAAGCTCATCCTCAGTCAACGAATGCTTCTCCTCGCCGCCAGTTGCTCCAACCGAAACCGTAGTCGAAGCCGGCGCGGGAGATGTTCCAACACCAAGCGGGAAACGAAAATCGAATGACGTGTCCCGCTCCCACATCGCCCCCGTTGTCGCAGTTGGAGCATCGGTTGATGGATTGGTCCCGTCCCCTCCATCGTAAGCCCAAATGTCCGACTCGTTCCCAACCCAAATCCTGCGTTCGTCTCCACCGGCTTCAATTGGATGCGGCGTCACCCACTTGCCAAGGTAATACTTGAAAATCTTTCCCGAAGGAGCACCACCCGGATAAAGCTTGTGCCACATCTTCTCCCGGTCATCGGCGGATGGCTCGGTTTCGGAGTCAATGACCACGTTGTACTGGCCCGGAAGGTAGCCAGTCATGCCCGCCACCACATCCAAGGCGAATCGCTGCGGAGTGGTGAAGCAATAGCCTTCAGGGAGTCCGGTAAATGAGAAATTGATGACGGCGTTGTTTGCCATACTTCAGCATCCTATCCTATTTTCGAGTAAGTTAAACATTTTCTTACCATCCTGCCGGCGGTGGATCGTCGGAAATCTCGAAAGCCACCATGCAATCAGCCTCCGCAACTCCAATGTATCCGCACGCGAAACAGTGCGCCCCGTAGATTTCAAAAACTTCAACATTAACAGTCAACCCCGCTGGGAGATTGTACAGAACCTTGTTCTTCACTCCGGGATCATGGGCAATAATCTGATTTACTCCCCCAACTTGCAAAGCTCCACCCACGTAAACGTTGGTGGCAGTGAAAACTATGGTGTCCACCGAATAGGGGCCGATGGTCAGCGTTCCAGAGGGATGTGGCCGGTAATCCCTGCCACCCCCGCCAGACGAAGCCAGCGGACAAATTCCATCCCACATCGCCGTGTAGGGATAAAGCGCCCCAAGATCGAACACGTCCAACGCTCTGACGGTGTAGGTGGACACGAACGTAAACGGACCAATAGTCTCCTCGCAAATCGTATCGTAAGTGATGGTTTTATTCAACGCCAGCGAGGTTTGCTCGGGGCAACATTTCTGGTCCGCGTCCAGCAATTCAAGTGTCGGGATATAAACGCTCGCAATGGCCGGCGCTAAATCTGGATCGCCTGCGTCTGAAATTGAAACCCTCCAATACTTGTGAGTTGCGGGGTAAGTCAGCGTGTAAGTAGAGTCAATGTTTGCTCCACCCGCATTGTACTGCGTATCCAAATCCTTCCAAGTGACACCATCCTCCGAGCCGGCCAGAATTACCATCACGTCTGCCGGTGATGCCAATTCAAGCACAAGATGGTATTGAGCCACTTCAACCAGCGTTGTGAATTGGTATCCCAAAACAAATGGCGTTGATGGATTGACATAGTTCCCGGTGAACCCATCTGCGCTATTGCCATCAAAAGCTCGCCACGGTTCGCCGCCGACTGGATAGGAAGTTCCTGAAGCAACTCCCGATGGCGTGGTATTGCTCGTCATTACTGGAACTATGTTTTCAATGTCGTATTCCGTCCCAAGCTCACACCATCCGGTTGGACTGGAGCATCCAGTTTCTTCGGCCTCAACACAGGCTGCCGGCGCAACTCCGAGATAACCAACCGCAAAGCACCAAGCCCCGCCGCGCTCGTAGCATTGGACCGTGGCCGTTGCTCCCGCCGTCAGGTTGTAAAGGATGGTGTTGTTGCAAACTGAGCCGCCTACCGTCACCACGTCTGTACCGCCAATGGTGAGAACGTCATCCACGAAGATTGCCGTGGCTGCGAAGATAACCATGTCCTGAGCGTAAGGGCCGATGGTGAAGCTGCCTGCTGTATGTGCTCGTCGTGGACGCGAGAACCAACCCAATGGGCAATTGCCATCCCAATTCGTCTCAAATGGGAACTCTGCGGAGAGATCGAAAATATCGTCAGCGCGAACTGTGTTGCTGCCGGTAAAATGAAATGTTCCCGGATTAACACTACAAACAGTGGTGTAATCAATCACTTCGTCCAAAACCAAATCAGTCTCAGCCGCGCATTCGTAGGTGCAATCCAGGGCTGCCATGGCTTGCTCAATGGCTGCGGCTAGAGCGAGATTGTCAGCTTCGCCTTGGGTGGCCGCGCAGTATTCGCCCGCTGCGATAGTTACAGTCTGAGAAGCGCCAGTGTAGCCCTCGGGACAGTCAGCAGTGTAACTCTGCTCAGTATTGCAGTATTCGCCAGTGGGAGTGTCAGGGGGCGGCTCTGGAGCGATTGGGGGAGGGACTGCAACAACCCCATCGCTCGAATCGTAAGTCAACGGCATTGAGGTTGAGCAACAGTCTAAAATGTTGTCGCAGTCAGGCATTAGAGTTGTGAGCCGTATGGTTTTTGCTGCTGTTCGTAGGCGTTAATTCTCAACTGCTTTGAGCGGCATCTTCCAATCACCGTCAGCCGCACCTGAAATTCATACCCTTTTCGATACTGCGTTTTCAGGATGGGATCGAAGGCGTCTGTGGGCTGAACCAACTGGCGCATTGGCCGGTACTGCTCCTGATAGTTTGGTAACGTCACGCACGTTCCAAACTCATCCGCGCACATGGAATTCTTGGAGCACTCAGTCCAATTGTCCCAGTCAATCCAGCACGGATAGGAGTCCGGCCTGAAATCCACATCGAAATCAACTGTGTCGCGAAGCTGATCGAAAAACAAATCGCCAGAGAAAAGTTGCTTCAGGTCAAACTTGTTCCGAAAGTCCATCGAACGGTATTCGATTGACCACTGAATTCTGACATCCTCGGAGCCATTGTAATCGTGGTAAGCATCCTTGGTGAGTTCCCAAATCTCAATCTTCGCTTCCGAATTCAGCACGTAGCCAAAGCATCGCTCAATCCCATTGTGCTTCACGGTTACGATTTTCAGGAAGTTCAGCCCGGTCCAGATTCCTTCCCACGCGGGCGGTGATTTCTCACCCATGCTGGTAATCAAATCGAAATCCAGAGCCGCCAAAGCCTTGAAGTAATTTCCGTGATTCCTCGTCACTCCCGGAACGCACGTCATCAAAAGCCGGTTGTCAAAGTTAACCCCGCTTGCGTAATGAAGGAATGCTTGCGCGTCGTTGGGAAGAATGCGCTCCATCTCGTTCGAGATCGGAGTGTTTCCCCATTGGCCAGAATTGCGAACGGAGAATGCCAGGCTGCGAATGCCGTCATTAGCTCGGTAGAACAGGTCCTCATTGACATTTACAATGGATGATTGCGAAAAGCATCCTTGAGCCAATTGAATCATCCGCTGCAAGGGCTGTGTGGTGTTCTTCCACTGCGCCCGGTCTTGAGGAACAAGCGTTGCAAAGACTGCTCCCTCGGTGAACACGATCAACTCGCCCTGACCGAGAGCCGTGTTGATATTCGCAATCGGCTTCAAGCCAGTGATGTTTCCCGCGCTTACTGGAACAGAGAACGCGCCGCCTTCGGCAATGTAAGTGTTCTCCGTCATCTTCAAAATGGAGTCCCGGAATCCAAGCGCAGAACTTCCTGAGTCTGGATTGTAAATGATGTCACCAGCCACGTACTCCCGGCCATTAGCCAACCAGATTCTTCCCATGTAGTAAGCCATCTGTTTGGCTACTGGTATTTCTGTCTCAATGGCGCGGCGGGATGAGCCTCCGTTGTAGATGAATGGCTTGCTCTGGCCGTCTTGAATGATGAAGTAATTTTCCGCCTGCAAGGACCATGCGCGGTCGGTGTTGGAAGCGTTGGGATCACCGGCAATGGAAATGTCCTGAACCTCAATCTGGCCGTTGTTCAAAATCGCAGCGCGATAAACCCTGCCGCCGTGCATGGAAATCAAGGCACCCCGGCCATCGTCATAAACGTAACCATCGCCATCTTGGAAATAGCCGCCCTCGAAATCGGATTGGATTTCATCCTCGAAGTTCAGCGTCACCTTTTTCCATCCCGGCCTTGCTTTGCCCCATCCGCCGCGAAAGGTGGTGTTGATTGCAAAGGAAGCCTGATTCTGCGCGACAAGGTTGGGGGCTTTGCCGGAGTCAATTCCACGCTCAAGTGTGAGAGCGCCATCGGAAACGCGCTTTGGATCAATTGTGGCCATTATTGCAACACCCAGCCAAACACAAAAACGTTCACCGTGGCCGCAGCGCCTTGAGCCGTCCCGCATCGGGCATATAGGGTGGCCGCAGTTAGAACATCCGTTGCCACCGAGCCGCCAAGCGTTAGATCGTCAAATTTGGTTGTGGCCGTCAGTGCGCTCAAGGCTTGGTCTGCGGCTACCGTGGTGCCTCCACCGCCTGCCGCTGTGAATATCCCTGCCGTAGCCGTGGTAAGATTGATGGAGGCGTTGTCGAACACCACCCTGTCAATGCGGTATCTCGTCGCCTCAACGGTCATGGCGTTGTCCGAAGCCGCAGAGTTCACATCCATCGCAGTCTTGGACGCAAGCAGTCCATATCTCGGCAGCACATTCCCCAAGGTTGATCGCATGGCCGAAACCGTAGCCCCGGCAAGCAGACTTCTCGCAAGAGTCGTTAGTGCGGTTTCGGCGACAGTATTAACCCCTGTCGTGTAAAACATTTTATCCGCCGCCGTGCCAAGTGAAGCCAGCGAGGTAAGCAGGGCGTCGTAGGCTTGTATATCAACGCCGGGCGTGAGGGAGAGTGCGGTTTTGAAGTCGGCGGCGGATAAAAGATCGACTGAATTGTCGGCGTTGACTCTCAGGAAGGTAATTGCCGATGGATTGGAAATCTTGAAGATCGCCGCGCCAACGTCATCCGCTCCAAGATTTGTCAGGGCCGTATCCGAATTGTCCAAATCACTGAGATTGCTTGACTGCATCAACGCGCCGTTCGTATCCACGTCGCCCGTCTCGCCTTTTTCGCCAGCCGGGGTAATCCGAGAGCCTGACGGAATGATCGAACCGGGAGGAGAATTGGCATCGTAGCCGCGATTTTTGAGCGTGATGTGCGTTGCGTCGGGGATGCCAACAACTTGGTAATAACCTCCCGACTCCTGATAAATGTCCATGTAAATCGCGGCCCAAGTCGAGGAATCAACGGTGGCAATAACTGTGGCGTTTACTGCGGGTTGGACGAAGGGGGAAGCCAGCAAACCGTAGGCGTTGCGACCGGCGGAACCGTCTGCGCCGTCAGTGCCGTTCGCGCCAGCCGGGCCGGGCACCGCAATGTTTACTGTTTCGGAACACGGAACACAGCAGTTACCGGGAGAGACAAGTTGTTGCATAATCTTGAATAGATGCCGTACTGCCATTACCATGAATTCAATGGCGCTTCAACCATAATCCAAATGCCTTTCGAGAAATACAATGTTAGCTGGCCGGATGGAACGAATGAATTATTGATGGAGCTTCATTGTTTTAGGGAGGACAGTTTTGCCAAACTTAAAATTCCAGAATCCCAGCGCCCGTTTCATTTCAAAAATATCGTCAGGATTCTTTGGGGTCCAAAATCCAAAAAGCCCTACGTTTGGGATCCGTGGACGGACAAGATGTTGATTAACGCCTGCCATGAAAAGTACGTCTATCTCTCAGGCTGCGCCTCATCCCGCAAGACGAGCTTTGGAGCCGTTTGGGGATTGGTAAACTGGCTCGCTTCTCCAGAACACACGCTGGTCCTTCTTACCTCCACTTCTCTTGAGGATGCCCGCCGCCGCATTTGGGGTGAGCTTGAAGCGTTCTTCATGGCCGCAAATGACTCCCTGAAGGCCATTCAGAAAGGTGCAACACTCCCCGGAAGGCTTCTTGGCGCTACGGGTAAAATCAGAACTCAAGAGGGGGATAAAAAGTTCAGCGACAAGTGCGGCATCCAGTTGATCGCTGGCGACCGCTCCAAGGAAAAGGAAAACATTGGGAAACTGATTGGCTTGAAAAACAAGCGGGTGTTTCTAATCGCTGACGAATTGCCGGAACTCTCTCCCGCGCTTGTGGAGGCTGCCAAATCGAACCTGATGACCAATGCGGTATTCCAAATGATTGGCTTGGGAAACTTCTCATCCATCTACGATCCTTTTGGAGTCTGTTGCGAGCCGGTGGACGGTTGGGCTTCGATCAATCCAGAACTGGAAAGTTGGCGCACCAAGGACGGAATCTGCCTCCGCTTCGACGGCCTGAAATCTCCCAACGTGCTCCTTGGCGAGCAACGCTATCCCGGACAGTATGGACCGTCACACCTGAAGCAACACCGGGAATCGTTTGGAGAGAACTCCGCCCTGTTCTGGCGCATGTGCCGCAGCTATCCGTGCCCGGAAGCTGACGCTGACCGCATTTACTCTGATGCCGATTTGGTCAAGGGCAACGTCAAGGGAACGGTTAAGTGGCGGGAACAGCCCATCAAGTGCGCCTCGCTTGATCCTGCGTTTGCCACGGGAGGGGACAAGGCCATAGCCTGCATTGGATTGATAGGTTACACCGTGGACAATGTTCGCGTGCTTCAGTTGTCAAAAGTCGTGGAACTCAAGGAGGATGTTCGCAAAAAGGATGAGTCTCGCTCCACGCAAATTGCCAAAGGGTTTCGGGATTTGTGCCTTGCTGAAGGGATTGATCCAAAGGATGCCGCAGTTGACATTTCTGGCGGTGGACTTCCCTTCGCTGCCTTGCTAACCGAAGTCTGGAATGACAAGTTTCTTGGCGTTCAATTCGGTGGCGCTCCGTCCATGCGGGCCGCTTCATCCAAAGACCGCAGGCCGGCCAAGGATGCGTTCTCCAATCGCGTAGCGGAAATCTGGTTTGCGGGAATTGACTTCATCCAGGGCGGTCAGGTCAAAGGGTTGACCAATCAGATTTGCATTGAGTTGACGGAGCGTAGGCGATTGCCGGCAGTCAAGGGGGCGACCGGGATCAAGCTCCGTATTGAGCAAAAGACGGACATGAAGAAAAGGACCGGAGGGAGAAGCCCTGACGATGCGGACTCGTTTTTAATCCTGTTGGAATTGTGCCGGGAGCGCCTCAACTTTCAAGCGCAGGGCATGGAGGGCAATCGCGGAACTCCAGCCAGAACCTTCCAGCAAAGAGTCCGGCTCATCAATCAGGTTTATCAAAACGTAAGCTACGAAGCAGAGGAGATTGCGGCATGAAAAAAGTCCGTGATACAAACCTCGTGCCCAAGGGTGGATGGAAGTGGGTTAACCCTGAAGATGGGGCTACTTTAAGTTCGCCCTACTACAACGTCCTCAAGGGCCGCGCCAAAGACTTTCGCCGCGCCAACAATTATCCCATCGGTCTTAAATTCGATGACGAGTTTGAAGCCATCTTATGCGCCAACAATCCCGAGGCGTGCATTGATTTCGAGGAGCCAAGTCTGCTCACTCGCGCTCAATCCTTAGCCAAAGCCGTGACTCGTTGGGCGGGCAGCGGATTCAAAACCAGAACCGTCGAGGAGGCTGAAGCCGCGCTGAACATCTGCCGCGAATGCAACTTCTACGATGGGGAATCAGGGCTGCTCAAGATCGTCTGTAAGAAATGCAAGTGCAGTCGGAAAAAGGTGTTCATGCGGTCAGAATCGTGCCCTATCGGAAAATGGTAGCCATTTTTTCACTTTACACAGTCAACTTTTACCCATACAAGTTAGTCTCATGGAAACAACTTGCGCCCATTGTCATGGAACTGGAAAACAACCCATCTCCGAGGAGCGGGAGCGTTGTCTTGCGGTCATCAAGCAATTGGGACAAGGGACGCGCCAGGAAATTCACGCGGCCATGAAGTCCAAGAACGGAATCACCGCCACGCATCAGTTGATTCGTCGGCTGGTGGTGAATGGATCGGTCAAACGGGTTGGGGAGGGCAGGCCGATGAGGTTTCGGGTGGGGTAGGCTAACCGGGTTGGGTTAATTAACTGTTCTGC